GGGAATCGCATCAGCCACCAATGCGTCAATCCCGGCGCAGCGCGGGCCGGTGCGGGTGCGCGTGGCGGGGGTGGGCCTTGGCGTGGGGCAATGGTCCGAGTGGGTTGGAGACCCGTTCGCGGCGCCACCCCCGGATGTGCAGACCTTCCTGATCTCGGCGCAGCCGGACGGGACGCGCCAGTTCGACATGGCAATGCCGGGCATATCCCCGCCTGATTTCGCAGGATATGCCATCCGGTACCGACTGGGAACCGGATGGACCGATTACTGGGCAGACCTGTCTCCCCTCCATAATGGCCTGCTGACCGCGTCCCCCTATGAAACGAACCTGCTCTCCGCAGGCACCTACACCTTTGCGGTCAAGGGATTCGACGATTCGGGCAACGAGTCTGAGAATGCCGTATTTATCACGGCTGACCTGCCGGATCCGCGCATGGCGGGGATACTCTACAGCGTCTATCCGCATATGCTCGGATGGCCGGGCACCAAAACGAACTGCCTGGTCGAACCGGAAAGCGGCGCCTTGTCGGCGATGGATACCACTACCTGGGCCGATCTCACGAGCTGGGATGCCTATACGGCATGGGTGCTGACCCCGGCAGGCAGCATCACCTATGAGCATCCAGTCATCGACCTGGGTGTGTCGCTGCCATTCACTCCGCTGGTTTCTGCAGTCGGGGATGGCACGCAGACGATAGAAGAGGCTCATAGCGACGATAACGTGAGTTACAGCGCCTGGGCTACGGTCGGGCCGCTCGTTACCGCCCGCTACATCAAGATTCGCGCCACGCTCACCGGGAGTTCCCCGCGCCTGACACAGATGGATATCAAGCTCTCCGGAGAACCCATCACGGAAGATATCAACGATCTGAACACCGCCACGCTCACCGGAGCGTATCGCCTCGGTGTGGGCGATGTTCGGCTTCCCATCACCAAATCGTATAGCGTGATCCGCCAGGCGGCGGTGAGCGCGCTGCAGAACGTGGGCGCGGGATGGAGCTGGGTGCTGATCGACAAAGATAACAGCGTGGGTCCGCGCATCAAGATTTACAACGCAAGCAATGCCCTGGCGGACGCGGTGATCGATGCGCGCATCCAGGGCTCATAGGGGAAAACCATCATGGCCTGGCCTACAGTCACAATCGATGTCACCAGCATGGACGCCGGCACGGATTCGCCCGCCGTGGCGCGTCCCCAGATCAAGCAGATGGCGGATAACGTCAACGCGATGAAGGATTCCAAGGGTGCGGCATCGGGAATTGCCGAACTGGATGCCGGGGGCAAAGTGCCGACCGGGCAAATCCCCACGGTGCCGGGGAACCAGGGTGGGACCGGGCAGACGGCCTATGCCGTCGGGGATCTGCTCTATGCGAGTAGCGTCAGCACACTAGTGCGGCTTGCCGCGGGTAGTGCCGGTTCCGTCCTGCGATCCAATGGTCCCGGCGCCGCGCCATCATGGCAGCCTGATGGCGCTTTCCCCACCGGCACGCGGATGATCTTCCAGCAGACATTCGCCCCCTCGGGATGGAACAAGGAAACCAACTCCGCGTACAACGATATCGCATTGCGGGTGGTTACGAGCTCTGTCGGCGCGGGCGGAACAACTCCCTTCAGTGGCACATTCACGGGGAGCAAGGCAACCGATGGTTTTACCCTTGGCATCGCTCACATGCCGTGGCACCGGCACAGGAACAAGACCTTGCACACCTCAACGGCTGTAACGGTTAATGGAGATAACAGGATGTATCTCATGGATGCCGTAGGAAGTTTATGGAGTGATAACGGGGAAGATATCGGTGGCAACGGTTCTCACTCCCACACCATCAGCAATTTCAATCTCAAATACAGCGATGTGATCATCGCTACCAAGAATTAGGAGTAAGCATGTTCGGCAGCAGTAAATCTGAAGTCATTTGTCCCCTGCTCAAGGGAGCCTGCGTGGAGAATCGCTGCCAGTGGTGGGTGCAAATACGTGGCAAGCATCCCCAGACCGGAGTCGATATCGACATGCACGATTGCGCCATCAAATGGTTGCCGGTGCTGATGATCGAGACCAGTAAGGAAACGCGCCAGGCTGCCGCGGCAGTGGAAAGCTTGCGGAATGAATCCGTCACTGCATCGCAGCAGATGGCAAACGCGATTTTGCACCTCGCAGAAACCCATAACCGACTGGAGAACAAGTCATGAAAATCACCATCATCCAGGATGACGGATTTGTCGGTGTTGACGGCGTATTCCGTGCCGTCGGCATGGCCGATCTGGATCCTGATATACACGCGGTCCAGTTCGACACCGGAAGCGGCGCTGGACATATCGAATACGATCCGGGGGCGCAGGAGCGCAAACCCAACCGGCCCATCGGCGTCACCGCTTTCCGTCCTTATCAGAAGTACATCACCCGTTGGAAAGCCGCGGGCGCCGAGCCGACGCGGACACTAGACCAGGCCAAGGCCGATGCGCACGCCCAGATCAATTCACGGCGCGATACGCTCGAGGCGTCAGGGTTTACCTATTTGGGAAAAATTTTCGATTCCGACCCCCGCAGCGTGCAGCGCATCAGCGTTTCCTGTCTTGCCGCACAGGCAGCCATCGCAGCTGCGGAGCCGTTCTCCATCGACTGGACGGCGCAGGACAATAGCGTGGTGACGCTGGATGGAGAAGCCATGATTGCCATGCCGGCAGCACTCGCGGGTTACGCGCTCGAGCTGCACACCCGCGCGAAAGACCGCAAGGCAGAGATCGATGTAGCAACCACGATTGTAGAGGTGGAAGCGATCGCATGGTAAAGCCGCTCTGGGCCGAGATACGGGATCAGGTTCTGCACGTTGTCATAGCCATCGTGCTCACTTCGCTATTCGTATATTTTCCGGTGCTGGCCGCCGCTGTATTGGCAATGGGAATCGGGATAGTCAGGGAATTGATTCAGCATGACTGGCAGGCGGTTGGCAAATTGGACCTTATATTCTGGTCGGTAGGCTGCGCATTGTTTCTGCTGGCCTACTATCTTCTGGATTGGCTGGTAGGGGTAGGATTATTCACGGTTGCGTATTATCTTTGAGAGGAGATTAGACATGAATGCTGACGAAGTAAAAAACCAGATAAACGCGCTTCAGGACGTACTTTCAAAGGCGCTGGATGAGGCAAAAGGCCTGAATCAGCAGGCCGATGGCGTGATGGACAAAGGTCTGGACGCGATCGAGAAATCCCCTTACACGACGCAAATTGTGTTCGGAATCGCGATTGTGATGCTGGCGGTAGGTGGAGTGATGGGTTGGGCGGCGAAGAGCTTTATGGGTTAACTGCAGCCCGATTTTCCCTCATTTACCCATTCCTTGAACTTGTTTATCTGCTCTCTCTGTTTCGCGTATACGGTATAAAAATCTCCAGTAGCGGCATTGCTACCGTCGCCTTTAATATCGGTCGAGAACCATACCGTATTACTTAGGTTACTGGCGACGGTAATATTTGCGCGTTGCTGATCAGGATAAATGGTGCTATTCACATAGCCTACGGGAAAGCATTTTTTGAGATTTTCATCAATGATGCGGAACGCAGCCTGGTAATTGGCATTTACCGAGAACCTCGTCATATTCTCGGGCTTCCTTGTCACCGACATGGTGATGCAGGAGGCCAGCAAAAAACAGATAGCAACGACGAAGAAGTTTCGCATCTCTCATCTCATTGACAAAAACACTCTGAATTTACCACCCTCATCGTTTCGCCGCCAACATCAAAGCGATTGCCTTGAAATGTAACCTGGCATTGTTGTCCATTCCTCGATAGGCATTCAACATTTCGTCTTCCCCCCTTGGAAGCTTTTGGGGCGCAATAGGCAATTCAATCCCTTCAGCCGCTGCGAATATTTGATAGACCTTCAGGCCGAGTGCGGCCGCAATGGCTTCCAATAGTTCTGGGCGAGGCCATTGTTTATCTTTTTCGATCCGGGATAAGTTGGATTTCGTTGTACCGGTTTTGTCAGCCAGTTCATCTTGCGACCATCCCAGATCGTTGCGGCAAGCCTCGATAACACCCCCAATTTTCATGGGGGCATTCTTATCTAATGTTGCGTAACGCGCAACACGTGGGGCGCAACTTTTCCTTGACAACTTGTTACGTTTCACGCAACATGTGCCTATAATGTTGCGAGAGACGAAACATGACGCCACTTAAACAAATCAGAACTCAACGCCGGCTCACGATCTACGACGTAGCAGCTGGGGTTCAGTGCTCTCCAGGGACCATATCGCGTGTGGAAAGCGGAAACCATGGTGTTTCGCCCAATCTCGCCGAACGCCTAGTCAGGTTCTTCGATGGAGGTCTTACGGAAGAGCAAGTGCTTTATCCAGATCGTTTCGTAATCAAGAAAACGGCATAAATATTTATCCGCTTCCGTGTTGCAGCACGGAGGCGGATTTGATGCGGTGATACAGCTGTTGCAAGCCTAGTGTCTCCGCAAAAGATGATAAGTAATAGGTTAATTGTGGAGGAGGGCTAACACATGGGGCGAGCACCGATTCAGAAGAACGTCCAGCAAGCGTTTCATGATGTTGTTCATGAATATCCGGGAGGAGTAGAAGAGCTGGCGGGGAAGATGGTTGTCGCTACGGGCACGTTGTACAACAAGGCCAACGCGACCGAGAGAAGCCATCACATACCGACCCTAGCCGACGCAGTGGTTCTCACCATCATGAGCGGCGATAAACGCGTTCTCCATGCCTTTGCCGCAACCGTGGGAGAGGTGTGTTATTCATTGCCCGACCTCTCCAACCTCACCACTACCGCGCTCATCGCGCATATCACCAAGATTGGACTGGAAGGCGGGGATTTTTACCGCGCCATACATTGCGCGCTCGCGACCGATGATCGCATCGATGCAGAAGAGTATCTGCAGATCGAGCGCGCATCATACGAATGGATCGCTTCGATTCTCGAAGGCCTGGCACGGATGAAGGAGATGGTCTAGTGAGGACGAATCCTGCTCCGGCCTGCCTTGCCAAGCGCGGCCTTTTGACCATCGATGACAATCTTTCGCCTGGGCAGGAGGTCAGCTTCCACCGCATGTTTTGCCTCATTTTCCGCAGCGAACTGGAGGCGCGAATTTTTACCAAATCCAAAACATCAAGCGGCCTTAAAGGGGATAGCAAGTGAAAACTGTAGATGAACTGATGAACGAAGCATTTCACGCTGGCCGAGTTGCACGCAGTCAGGAATATAAGGCTGGGGTGAGAGCGTTGCTGGAGCTTCGTATCAACGATGCAGCAATCGTTCATGTCCATCGGATAGGCACTGCAGCATTCGATGCTTTTTGTTCCGGTATGGATGAAGGCAATGCGATTTGGATGGGAGAACTTGAGGCTGCGCAGGAAGGTTAAAACTATCCGCGCAAGCTGCCGGCGCGGGTGGGGCACAAAGGCAGCATGGACTAAACAGGAGGGCGAGCGATGAAACGAAACAGATGTTTGACCAATGAGGAAGAATCGAAATTGCGCCGTGCAATGCGGCGCAGGGGCGATCTCTTAGGACGACGGGATTATGCCTGGGTGCGTCTATTATTGACGACAGGCATGCGGCTAAAGGAGTTCAGCATGTTGACCGTCGGCGATGCGCAGGCGGCGCTGAACTCGGGATATCTATTTGTCCCGAAAGAGCACCGCAAAAAGAAGGCGTGTGATCTCTCGGTGCATGCGAAGGGGGAAGTGCAGGATGCGCTGCGCGACCTGCTGGGTATATGTGCGGAGATGGCAGGTATGGCGATCTCCAAGTTGCCGGAACTTTACCCACTTGTCCTGTCGCGCAATGGCGAAGCCATGTCGGAACGCGCATACCAGCAACGCATGAAAGAGATTGCTATCGAGGCCGGTATCGACCCCGCGATATCGCCGCACTGGTTGCGGCACACGTTCGCCGTAACCTTCCTCGAGAACAGCGAGGGAAGCCCACAGGCTGCACTCGTGCGCCTCAAAAACCTGCTGGGCCATACCAGCATCGCCTCGTGCATGGAATACCTGACCATGAGCCGGAAGGACGTAGGTGCTGAAATCGAACGTATTTTCCCGTCCCGCCGCCGCGTGCGTGGAGCGGCACTCCGTAAGGCTTACGAGGGGAGGGTGGCAGCATGAAACATGCCGCGGTAGACATTCTCATTTCGGCCGCCGATGAAATTGCCGCGCGGGCAGACCAGCTTGACCGCGAGAACGGAGAACGCAGCATGGCTCGCGCGGTGACCACATTCAATGCCCTTACCGGGCACTCTCTTAGCCAGCGCGACGGCTGGGTATTCATGGTCGTTCTGAAACTTTCCAGATCGCAGAATGGGCGTCCCATCATCGACGATTACCTGAACGGCGCGGCGTACATGGCGCTGGCAGGCGAGAGCATTGACGATTCGGAGGATAACAAAAATGGAGGCTAGAAGTGAGCAGATTATTCCTCGCATATTACCTGTGGCGAGATCCAGGACTTTGTTACACCTGGTTGAAGGCATGGAGCATGGCCAAGCGAATCATGACGCGTTGATCACCCACGCTGGCCCCTCAAGCATTGGAGGCATCGAAAATCAAGGGATCATGGATGCCATAACGGCAATGCGGCGAGTCGCCCTGATTCTGATGCATCGTGGTTTTGTCGTACTGTCGGTCAATTTGGCCTGGCGTGCTCCTCGCATCGTTATCAAGGGCGTCGCAAAATGCGACGAACTGGGCGGTATCGAAACCCAGCGCATCGTCACCACGGAATACATCGATCGAATCCTGTCCGTAGAAATTCACGACGTAAAGGTGGAATGGACAATCCGGAGGCCGCTATGACTGCGTGGTATCAGCCGCCGGATCCGAATCACCCGGGACAGGTTATCGGAGTGATGGGAGTGATAGTCGTCATCGGTGTCGCTTCTGTCATTGGCTTCATCTCCTGGCTCAGCAATCAGAATCGCGAACAGAAAATAGAAATTAACCGCCTGTCTACCATGTGTGCAGATTCGCAGGCCGGTGAAAAACTGATCGCCACGAGACTCAAGCCAAACGTGAAAGATCGCTGGGAGCTGCAATGCGTCTATTCCGATGAGCCTATCTACGACCGCCCATTGCGTGCCATCGGGGTAGAGCCGGGCAGGTCGTCATGATTTTTCAACATGAATGAGCTTGCCCTATTCGCCAGTACATTCGCGCTGGTGTTTTTTCTGGGACTGCAAAGCCTCAACGTCAACCATGGCCGTTACCTTGCGGCGTTCCTCACGAGCTTCGGCATAGGGATCAGCAACCTGGTGCTGTTCAAACTTGCGCCGGATGCCGGCGGTATGCAGATCGCAGCGTTTTTGGCTGGCGGCCCATTTGGAATCATATCCAGCATGTGGGTGCATGAACGGATCCGATCACTGCGCATATCTGGAGTGGGCAAGGAGGATGCATGAGCGAACGTAGCACTTCGGCACAGGTTCGTAATCCACTTTTATCTCTTCCAGCTGCGGGGCGTCTTGCCGATCTCTCGCCGGATGCCCGCAGCGCGCTTCGCTCTTTGCTGCTTGACATCCGGCAGGATGCTCAAGCCCGCGCCGAGAAATCATGGCGATCCCACAAGGCACCAATGGCCGCATATTGGAAAGCGGTTGCGGTTTATGCGGGGCATATTGCTCGACTGTTGAGGCCGACCAAATGACAAAGGTCGTCCATTGCAAGAAATCCCCATACGACATTTATATCGGCAGGCCGAGCAAATGGGGTAATCCGTTCGTGATGGGCCGTGACGGCACTCGTGAAGAAGTGATCGAGAAATACAGGGAGTGGGTTGTGACGCAGGTTGCGCTTCTTGAGTCCCTGCATGAGCTTAAAGGGAAAACCCTGGCCTGCTGGTGCTCACCAGAACCTTGCCATGGGGATGTGTTGGCAGAACTGGCAGAGAGGTTTGGATGACAGCATACCGCGACACATCGGCATACACAGGACTCGACAATATGGACACTGACCCGAAAGGCGATTTCGCGTATCGCGCAAGTTTGGAAGCGCAGGTTGATGCGCTCAAGGATGAAATAGACCAGATGCGCTCCGGCAATCATGCGATTGAGAGTTTAGTTACTCACCGTTCTGACGGCTCACCTCGTGATCCGCGAGACGTGACAAGCGATCCGGGAGGAATGCTCATCCATGACTCGAATGAGCCGCTTTATGCAGCAAAGCCGGAGCGGGTAGTAAAAATGCCAACCAACTCAGATGAGGCCGAGCTCATGGTAAAGCTTGGAATGATGTGGCTTGAGCATAATGCACCTGAAAAGCTGAAAGCGCAGGAAGATCAGCCAGCTGCCGAGGTAGTGGCGTTTGGGTGCGGGGTAGCGGTCAATTTTATAGGTTGGATAGGTAACTTTCCTGTCGGAACCAAGCTCTACATCCGACCGGAGAAATTACGGAAAACGGCGGAGGAAGCCATCGAATGAGCGCCCCAGCATATCAACAAGCCGTGATCAATCACTGCACGGCCCGGGCGAAGGAGCTCCTGCAAGGGCGTGGCAATTTGCCACGATCTGAACTGGAATACCTCGCAACCGTAGCAGCCAAGCTGAAAGACGAACGCCTGAAAGCCTGCATTGCTGAATTGATCGCCTGGGGCGACGAAGAACGTGCCGAGTTGGAAACGATGATGGCTATCGGCCTGGAAGCAATGAAGCTTTGCAGCGCCAGTAGACTGAGAGAAGCCGCTACCCGGGTTGAGCTCAGGTATCACGTAAAGATGATGAATCAATGAAAACTGCTGAACTCACAGGGCATCGGCTCAATCATTTGGTGGCCAAGGCGCTCGGTTGGGAACAACGTCTATGGGGCTCTATCCCCATATGGTATGACCCAAAAAGCGAGAACCGCTATCGCTGTCACGTCTCGCGCTGGAACCCGTCCGAGGATTGGTTACAGGGTGGCCCGATTATCGAACGTGAAAGAATAATGCTTGAACCTGCTGAGAATTGGGTGGGGCACATTTACGCGAATCACAGAAACTACGTATACGTTGGCAAAACCGCTCTTGAAGCAGCCATGCGTTGCTTTGTCGCCTCCAAATTCGGAGATGACGTACCAGCATGAGAGTTTCATATGGCGACGATTGACGAGCTCAAGCAGCGCATTGATCTCCATGATCTGGCGGAGTGGCTGGGTCTGGAAAGGCCGGGTGGTCGGGGAAATTACAAGAGCCCGCATCACGCGGACAAGGCGCCCTCGCTATCGATTTACGATGGCGGCCGCAAGTATAAGGATCACTCGACGCGCGACGGTGGCACCTGCATAGATCTCGTTTGCGCTGTCCGTGGCGTTGAGGTGAGCGAAGCGATTGTGATGCTGCATGAGTATCTCGGACTCCCCTTGGACAAGCCGGAACGCAGCGGCGAGCCGCGCGAAAAAACTCGTGCAGAATATATTGCCGATCGCTGCCTGGGACAACCGGAGCGTGCGATTGAGTATCTCACTGGGCGCGGGATCACCAGGGAAGTGGTGGAGCGTGCCATCAAGAAGGGTGCCGTCGGCTTCAATGACTGGAAATCTAGCAAGGTTGCGGAAGGTGAGCCAGGTTTCGGTGGTCCAGCAGCTGCGTTCATCGTACGCAGTTTGAATCCCGGGCACGTAATGGCGGTGGATCTGCGCTATCTAGACCCCGCGATCAACGGCAACATCAAAACCCAGTGTCAGGGTGAAAAATCAGGCTACGGCTGGACCAGCGATATCCGCCGGCTTCTTAAAGCCCAGACGGTCTATTTCGTGGAATCGCCGATCAATGCCTTATCGGTTGAGTGTGCGGATATGCCGCAAAGCGCTGCGTTTGCCATCCGGGGCTGCGGAAACGTACCCAATATCGATCTCGCCTGGGTGAAGGGCAAGCGTGTCGTCATCGCGATGGATAACGACACTCCGGACAATAAGGGGCACAGTCCGGGCCGTGCTGCCGCCTGGGAACTTCATGAGCGTCTCACCGCCCTCGATGTGGCGGCAATGATGGTTGATCAGTCGGAATGGAAAGATTCGGATGATAAGCCCATCAATGACTTGAATGATTATCTTCAAATCCACGGCATCGATGCGCTGAAGCGCGCACTGTGGAGGCTGGAGCCCTGGATCATTCAGGGCCAGCCTGGAAGTGTGGAAGAGGATTTCGGCAAGCGCCGGGTGTATCTGCCTTACCACGATGATACCAAATACTGGCGATATCGCGTCCGGGAGGATTTTACCAGTTTCATCTCAGAGGTTAAAAAGGATGAGGACGGCAACGAAAAACTGACATTTACCGATCTGGCCGGATTTCGGATTGCTGGGCTGTCGCGCGTGACGATCGCCGGAGCCACGGCAACCATGACTGGTGAAACTGATATTCAGCCGCGTACCCTTTTCGCGATCAGCGTGCAGACCCCGCGGCATGGCGTGCACCTGGTGCGTCGGGTGGTAGAGGATGAGCGCCTGCACAATGTGGATACCTGGAAAAAGATCGGTCCGGTCTGGAATCAATCCGCTTTCCTCCGCATGGTCAATATCCTGGAACGCGGCGCGCATATAGGAGCGCGCAACGCAGCCAATTTCGTTGGCCTATGCTATCGGGACGGAAAGCTGGTAATAAACGAGGGGCCGGACTGCTATTTCACGAATCCGCAGCAGCAATGCCCCTATCACAATCTGACCTTCCCCTCAGGGACGCGCCAGGATGCACGAAAGGTCATTGAGCAATACCAAAGCACCTTCAAACGCAATGCCGCCGCCCTGCCACTTGTGTGGGGACTTGGCGGGCATTTGAAAGTATTGCTTGGCTTCTGGCCGCATCTAATGATGCAAGCGGACAAGGGACATGGAAAATCGACGCTGATCAAGCGCCTCGAGCGGACAATCGGTTTCACTATGCTGTCCGGGCAATCGATACAAACTCAGTTCCGGTTGAAGACATCGATTTCGCACACCTCTCACCCCGTCGGATGGGAAGAGTTATCGGCCAGAAAAGAGGACATCATCAATATAGCGGTGGGAATACTCCAGGAAAGCTATCAATACACTCTCACATTCGGTTCTTCAGAAATGACGGAATTTCTACTTTCCGCACCGGTTTTACTCGCCGGCGAGGATGTCCCGGTGCGCAGCCTAATTGGCAAGATCGTGCGTACTCAACTGACCGGCAAGAAGGGTCCGCTCATGCCCGAAGATCTGCCGCGCTTCCCGGTGAAGCAGTGGATTGAATTCCTTGCCGCCCTAAGCCGGAGCCAGGTCCTGGCCGTCTATGAGAGCATTAAGGCTCATTGTCTGCGTAATTCTCGCGCCAGCAGAGCGGATGATGGCGCCGTGCGCATGGCTGGCAATTATGCGGCGCTGCTTACCGCCTGGCGCTATCTCTGCGAATTTGCTGAGATCGACATCAAGCAGGGTGACTTTGGCGACGATCTGATAGCGGAGATGAACGCCCACATTACCGATACCAGCTCCGACCGTCAGCCATGGGTGTGGATTATGGAAACGGTGCTGTCGGAGATCGCCCGACATGAATTCAAGTATCCATACAAATGGGATTCCGTAGACGGCGAGAATTGTCTGCTGGTGCGTACCAGCCATGTCATGGAGCATCTTGCTCATACACCGGCACTGCGCGAGAAATGGAACGGTTTGCCAGTCAAATCGGATCGGGTATTCAAGAAGCAATTGCAAAGCGCCGGTGTAATCCTTTCTGACACCGTTGAGCGCACCATCGGCTCAGCCCGTGTATCGCACCTCTCAGCCCTCAGCCTTTCCAAGCTGGATCAATACGGCTTGCACGCAACCCCACACGTCGATTCCGGTTTCTGATGTCCCCCCGCACCCCCCAAATAGAAATGCAGCCGCTTTTTGTCGCGCTTCGCGCTTTTTTCTTAAAGGTAAGGGGGCGTAGGCGCGCTGATCCGTGGATTTATATCAGAAAGTTATATAAGTGCCTGATCGTGGAGAGGAAGTCCCTCGCGGGTTTGTGCTGTTTTTCCACGGGTTGTCTATTTTATTACACGGGTTCAGGCGATTTATCCACGGGTTCATTTTTCGGACCTGCGGCTCGTATCTCTATCTATCTATCTCTTTTAAAAGAAGAAAGAAGAAAAGAAGATACCGTGGAAGGAAAAGCAGCAATCCACGGGTTAGAAAAGCTGCTTAAAAATGCATCCACGGGTTTTTACCCCCATCCACGGGTTTTCAGTGGAATCCCGTGGATCATGTTTTACGAATAATCAATGCCTTATGATCTGTTTGAGGGCTATCCACGCATCCACGGAAAGAAATGCGTGTGGTCATTTTGGATTTCACTTTTGAGGGTAAGAAATGGGAAAGAGTTATCACCTGTGCCTCGATGTCAGGGGCGCCTTGATGAACTGGAGTGATAGAAATTTCAGGGGAGTGTTTACGGATGACGACGGGCGCGAGCTGACGCCGAGAGAGGCGAAATCCATGTTGCTGGATGAGCTATCCAAGGGGCACGAGGTTATTCCGTGTGGGAAGTGTGACAACTTCGATTATTCGGGAGAGGGTTGTCTCGGCCATGAACGCTGAACAAGTAACTCAGCCCGCATTGAGATATCACGGCGGCAAATTCCGCCTCGCGAACTGGATCATGAGTTTCTTTCCGGAACATAGGATATATACCGAGGTTTTTGGTGGTGCAGCTGGTGTGCTGCTTCAAAAGGAGCGCTGCTATGCCGAGGTATATAACGATCTGGACGGTGACGTGGTTAATTTCTTCCGGGTGCTGCAAAACGAGCATTTGCGGGAAGAGTTGATCAGGCAAGTTGCCTTTACTCCTTACGCACGTGATGAATTTATCCGTGCTCATGAGGAAACCGATGACCCAGTCGAACGCGCCAGGCGCGTGGCCGTCCGGGCCCAGTGTGGTTTCGGCAGCGCGGGAGCGACAAAGGGCCGGACAGGTTTTCGAATCGACACGAGGCGCGAATATGGAACGGCGCAGCACCTATGGGCTTACTATCCGGAAGCGATAGAACGCGCCGGCAAGCGCTTATCGGGAGTGCTCATAGAAAATGCATCAGCTATCAAGGTACTGAGACAGCATGATGGACCGGAAACGCTCCATTTTGTGGATCCACCATATGTACATTCAACCCGGGTGATGCGCGGAACCGGAGTGGGACGAACCTATCGTCACGAAATGGACGATGCTGCCCATGTTGAGCTGCTGGAAGTTTTGCTCGAGCTGGAAGGTTTTGTTGTGTTATCCGGGTATCCGAACCCCCTCTATAACTCGATGCTTGCGGCCTGGGATCGGTACGAAACCTCGGCGCGGATTTCTGCTGCTCGAGGAACCGTAAGTCGTACTGAAGTGGTTTGGATTAACCCGCGTTGCGGTCAGGCGCTGGCCTTTCCTGTTAACGGATTGCTGGCACCTTGGCATGGTTGAGCTGATTGAATCCTTCCTCGAGTTCAAGCGCCTCAACGCCGGAAGGTCCGACCGGACTATCCATGTTTACCGCCTGGCGTTAACGCGCATGGCTGAATATTTCGGTACCGCCGACCTTCGTGAAATCTCGCAGGATGAGCTGCTGGCCTTTACGGGGCCCTACCTGCATAAGATCGGGTTGCGTGACCCCGTAAGTAGGCGCCCTCATGTGGCTGCGGTTCGCGGGTTTTACAGCTGGCTGGCGTCCTCAAAACGCATCCGTGGCAATCCTGCTGAAAATCTGCCGTACCCGAAGAAGAACCGGAGAATCCCCCGAGTCATGACGCTGGCCAGCGCAGCCAAACTGATGTGGGAACCTGATTTCAATACCTTCGAGGGCGTGCGTGATGGCGCCATTCTGGCATTGCTGGCAGGGTGCGGGCTACGTGTAACAGGCCTGATACGTTTAAACGACAGCAATATCATCCAGGACGAGATCGACGGAAAAGCCCGCCTCCTGATCAAAGTGGTAGAGAAAGGGGACAAGCAGCGCAAGCTGCCCATCCCCGCGGAAGCCGATCTGCTGCTCCGCCTTTACCTAGATCATGCGGATCTGAAGCAGATCGATCGCCGCCTTCCAAACGGAGACCAGGTGCTTTTCGTAAGCCTGATGAACCGCAGAATCAGTCCCGATAACTACCACGGAGAACAGCGCCGGCTTAGCCGAAAGGCCGTGCTCCAGATGATCAAGAAGTACGGCAAGCGCTGCGGTATCTCGGAGGATCAGATCCATCCCCACGCAATGCGTCACCTGTTCGGTACCGAGTTGGCAGAGGAAGGAGTTGACCTTATTGCCAGGCAGAGGTTGATGGGACATGAAGATGCCAAGAGCACTGCCATCTATGATCATCTCGCCATGAGAAAGCTGACCCGGGAAGCCGATCGTGCGAATCCCCTGGCAAAAATAAAAACGCCAGTCAGCGACCTTTTGAAGAGGCTGAACAAGCCGGGGTAAAAGCAGGGCTGCATCGAGGGGCGCTCGCGGGGTTTCTGGTGCGCGCAACCCATATACGGGGGACCATGTTCGAAGAGAGATATAAGGTGGGAGTAGGCGAAGCTGGGGGTTGTCGGAGTGTCGGTAACTTTGACAAATATCGGGCTAAATCATCTTGGTTCCCGCAACTAGGTTAATGCGCCTTATCTCCATAAAGCGCAGTTGGTCAACGGTGGCATGAGGGTTTGAGAGTGGTAATGGATAAGGAAAAGCGAAGTTCAGAACTGGGAATTGGCGTGTCGGTATCGTCTGCCTGCCGGGATGACGGTGGGGTGGGGGGTCGGCAGGAGCGGGGTCATCAGTCTGCCAGGGGGGGAGGGTACCAGGATAACTGCATGGTTTTGAACTTTGAACCGGCCCCGGAAAAAAAACGCGACCCGCGGCTGGACGAGTTGCAGGCGATGGGCCTGCAACGTATCTGGATCGATATTGGCGAAAAAATAGGGGTGGATAACCTGATCATCATGTGGCGCATGCTGGATTCAGACCAGATCAGTCTTGCGGATGACGGGCGCCTGCTAATACCCATCAGGCGGTTCAGAACATATGTGAGATATCAGCGGAATCGGTATATCGAGACGCTGATCGAGATGAATTTTTCGCCGCGCGAAATCAAGGAAAAATTGGAGCGGCAGTTATGTGAAAAAGTCAGCATACGTAACATATTGCGTATAGCGAGGAAGGGATAGACTGAGCCATATGCCGCGCAATCCGACTGCAATTATTTATACCCGTGTGTCGACTGCTCGGCAGGCGGATGACGGGCTGCCGATAGAGAGCCAGATCGAGCAGGGGTATAAAAAAGCGGCAGCGCTGGACGCGGACGTGGTTCGGGTATTTACCGATGCCGGCATATCCGGCCGAACTGATGAGCGCCCTTCCTTCCGTGAAGCCGTAAGGTATTGCAAGGCTTACAGCGTGGAATATTTCATCTGCTGGAGCACGCTTTCTAAAGCGCGCGGCGTAACGATTGAACGCCGCAATCCTCCCTGTTTCTGGCTTGCCGTGATACGCAATACTGCGCACCATGGCTATAGACCGCTCCAAGCCCCTTTCAGAGATTACCTTTTACTGCTCGCCGTGCTATCGCACGTTCAAGGCTGAGCCGTCACGTATTGAAGATACTCCTGATCTGACACATCACCCTTTCACCTATCACGGCGAGTGCCCGCATTGCGGCACGGAATGCGAGCAGGTGGGTTGGGAAAAGGGCCTGATGAAGGCCTGGGCGAATGCCACCGGCCCACGTACGGAAGAAGGGAAGGCGGCAACAGCCGCTAACCTGGAAGGGCATCCTACCAAAGAAGAATCACAGCGCACGCGCTTCAACGCGATGAAACATGGGCTATCGGCCCGCACCGCAACTTATTTCCCTGCCAAGCCTGATGGTTACGCCTTTTGCGTGACGTGCGATGTCAATCGCATTTTTTGTGCCTCGCAGCCTGCTTGCGTTAAAAAAACTGAATTGTTCATGCTGCATCACGCCGCCTTCGAGCAGCGCAATCCCAAGCATTTGATGGGTATTTATTCCGATCTTCAGGCGTCGGTCCTGGCCGTGGTGCAGCAGATTATCCAAACGATTGTAGGGGATGGCGTAAAGATCGAGGCCCCGCAATGGTACATAGATAAGGAAAGCCAGAGATTAGTGATCGCGGAATACATTGATGAGCATGGCGATCGCAAAATCATCAAGGATATATCCGCTCACCCTTTATTTCGGCCTCTCGGCGAGTTGCTCACCCGCGCCAATCTGTCCCTGGCTGATATGGGGATGACCCAGAAAGTTATCGAGTCTGAAGACCAGGAGGTAGGCCGCCTTGCCCATGAACAGGAATCCCGGGAGGGTGTGGATGCTTACCGGCAACGCACCATGCAGATACTCGAGTCGATGGCCGAAAAAGTCATGCGAGCCAATAAACAGACCGATACCGATCCTATCCTGGTCGAGTATCAGCAGGAAAGCGGCGGCCAACGGTGATTCGCGTCAGTTCCAGCGAACGAGCGCGCGTCGCATACCGCGCTGAGCAGGAGCTATTGCGCTACAAGGATGATCACGCGTTATGGCACAAGCATGTGCATAACGTCGAACTCGACCCGGTGCAGGTTCTGAAATGCCTGGAGATGGATGCAAATCCCAACACCATCGACGTTTCCTGCCGGCGCACCGGAAAAACTGCAGTAAAAGAGCTTCACGCGCTCAAACATAACGCGACCATGGCATCCCAGGAGCTAGGCATTGTGGCGCCGCGGCTGCAGCAGGCGCAGGCCAACCTGAATTACCACACTGACGCCATCCGGCGATCGCCGATGCTGCGAGGTTATATCGTCCACAAAAGCGGCCGCGAGCAGCTCTCCGACACAAAATATCAGTTTGTAAACGGCAGCAAGGCCAGTGCCTACGGGATCATGAGCCAGATTGACGGCGATGCGATCAGCTACGCCTCTATCGAGGAGATCGACGACATGCCGGCAGACAGGCTGCTTTCCCGGTTCCTGCCAATGCTGGGCGGCGCCCGGCGGATGGGAGCCGATAAAGCCATCTCATTCAAGCCGCAGATCCGGGTAACAGGCGTTTTCAAGGGAGCCGACGTGCTCCAGCAGTTGATCGACTCCAAGCAATATCACCTGTTGCCGATCGTTAATGTCTACCTGGGCATGGAAATGGGAATACTCAACCAGGCATTCATGCTGGAAATGCGCGCCCAGCTGCCGGAGGGAGAGTTCATCCGCCAATTCCTGTGCAAGAACGTCTCAGCGCAAAACCACATCTGGGAAAAATTCATTCGCAAGGCTATTTCCGTTGGCCTGCAGGCGCGTATGCAAATCGCCGAGCCTATGCCAGGCGGGCGCTACAAGAAGCGCGGGTTACTGGCGTTTGGCTACGATCACAGCGGGCATGGAGAGAGCCTCACGGCCTCGAAATCGGCGTTGGTGGTTTCCGAACAGATCGGCAACTACGTGACGTTCCCATTCGTAAAAAGCTGGCCAGCCGGCGCGGATGACAAGGTGGTAGAAATGGACCTCCTGGGGCTATGGGACTATTTCCGTCCGGATTACGCCATGGGAGATGCATATGGCCTGGGAATGCTTACCAGCTTGAACGATCGCTTATTCTCCCGCGGACTTACGGATATCGATCGCCGCACGATCAGCGATGGGCAGAGTACTGCAACCGCCTGGACCGGATGGCCGTTCTCCCCCATTCGCTTCGAAGGCATGATCAAGCATGGCATGGCTACGGCGCTGCGGGCCACGTTCCACAACGGCCAGGCGGCAATCCCCTATTTCGATGATAGCCGCGATATCGCGGAAGCCAAAGAGGCCGCTAACACTACTTGGCTACCCCCCGCAGCCGCGGTATCTGGATCACCAGATTGGGTGGCGTTCGTGCGGCAACTGGGGAATATCAAGGCTGTGGCCACTAAGGCGAGTTATGCCAGTTACAAAATGGCGAACGCCAAACTGGGAGATGACCTGTTCGACGCGGCCTGCGCCAGCGTGTGGGCACTGGTGACTCATGGCGCGGAAGATGTGCCGGCGGTAATCGGGTACCGCACCCAATCTCGGGGGCAACTGTTGGGCGATCGTGTTCCCGAGCCCGGCAACATGATGGAGGCATCGGTATGAATGAATATGCTCGAGCAACCGGCAGGGAATCACGCATAAAAAATCCTGTACCAGTTGAAAGCAATACACCTGCACCACGCGTATTACAGCCGCTGAGCGACATCGATCAGGCGCGCGTCGCAGAAAAAAGGCAGCTGGTGATGACGCATATGCCGGAGCTGGTGCCCGAAATAAAGGAACTGGTGGAACTGGGCCTGATAGATGGTTGGCGGAATGTCAGAACCGTGAAAATATTTAAAAAGGATTTGCCATGAATCTGCTGCAGCGGTGGTTTCCGAAACTGGTGAAGCAGGATCCAGGATTACCGCAAGAAAATGCGGCTCAATCCGGAGCGACATCCGAGATAGGGCGGAGGCCAACTCCGGAAGATCAGATCAAATACCTTTACCGCCTCATGTGGGTGGATCCAGATCTGCGCCAGGCTATCCTGGACGTGCGGGAGATGGACCGCCTGGATGGGCGGGTCAAGCGGATACACAGCCGCATTGCCCGCGACACCATCAAGGGCGGGCTCATCATGCAGCAGGCGCAATCAAGCGATATCTTGTCTCGGCAATGGGATGATTTCCAGCGCCGCCTGCAGCTGGATCGCGTGGAAAAGCTCAAGTCCGACGCGCGCGGCCTGGTAATGGAAGGAAATCTGCCGATTCAGTGGGTCCTGGACTCAGGATTTAATGTGGTATCGGGTGTGCGCATGCCTTCCGAAACTATCTTGCCGAATATCAATGAATCCGGACGGTTCAAGGATGTGACCAAAGCCTATATCCAGTTCGACGTCATGACCGGAACGGAGCTGGCAACCTTTCCGCTTTGGCAATTGTTCCACGCGCGTTTCGATCCCGATAATTTCGACGACCTGGGTAGTCTTGGTCGCCCCTTCATGGATGCGACGCGCACCACCTGGCGCAAACTCACCATGACCGAAGAAGACCTGGTCATACGGCGCCGCACCCGCGCCCCGCTACGGCTGGCGCATGTGCTGAAAGGTGCGACCGAGGAGGATATCGAGAAGTACCGCGCCCAGGTGGAAAAGGATCAGCACGAGATCACGACCGACTATTACATGAACAAGGAAGGCGGCGTATCGGCTGTGCAAGGGGACGTGAATCTGGACCATATCCGCGACATAGTGCATCTCCTGGATACATTTTTTTCCGGATCGCCGTTGCCCAAGGGCATGATGGGTTATACCGATGGTCTTGCCCGCGACATCCTCGATGATCTGAAGCGAGATTACTATGATGAGGTGGATGTTCTCCAGGATACCCTTTCTTTCGGATACGAGGCCGGCTTCCGGCTGCACCTGCTGCTGAAAGGCATCAATCCCGATGCTGAGGATTTCACCATCACCTTCGCCGAGCGGCGTACAGAGACGGCCACTCAGACGACAGATCGCGGCCTGAAACTGAAAGCCCTGGGATTGCCTCAAGGAATGGTGTGGGAAGAACTCGGGTATGACCCCGCATATGTAGAGCAGCGCCGGAAGTCGGAAGCCAAAAACTATGATCCATACCCCGACGCGGGGGGTGGTGCCAATCCCCCGCGGATGAGCATCACGCCAGGCAATGGGCGCAAGGGTGAGAGCGCGACGGATATAACAAACAGATGAGGAGATTTTATGAGTAACGCCATGCAACTCGAGCAGGTTCCGTCGAAATATATTCCGTTTGTTACCCGGCCAATTGAGATTTTGGCCGGGTCGTCCGTTCCCTTATCCTGCGCTTCTACTAGCGTTGACGAAACGCTGGCGTCATTTACCATCGCAGCGGGCGTCCTAGGTGAAAATTCTATCCTTCAGATCGAACCGCTATGGACGTTTCCGTCGAGTGCGAACAGCAAAACTCTAAAGATCAAAATAGCCGGTGTCACGGTCTACGCAGCGACTCGTACCACATCGACGAGAGAGGCTCCGCTCTTTGTACTGTCAAATCGCAACTCACTCAAATCACAGATTCAGCCGTATGACAGCGGTTACGCCGTTGCCGGATCGGGCACCCCACAGACCTTCACCATAGATTTTTCAGTCAACGTTACTGTCGAGATAATAGGACAGAGGGCGAATGCGGGCGAAGTGTTGACACTGGAATACTTTCGAGTTCTTCACTTCGTGAGTGATTAAGAATGACGACATGGTATTTCGATTCGGATTTAGGCTCCGACGGGAACACAGGAAAGAGCCAGGACAAACCGAAGCAGAGTTACGATACCTTTGCGAATTCCGGTTTTCCGGGCGCTGCGCAGGGAGATCTATACCTTTTTAGACGCGGGAAGCAACAGGTCGCCTCAAGCGCGAACGTTGCGGTAGGGTCCGGGGCGAGCACGACGAACCGTACAAAATGGGGCGTCTATGGAGTTTCACAGGTGCCATACGCAATATGGACGCCGCCGCCCTCCGGGCCGATGAACAACGCCTACATCCTGAACATGTCCGGCAGGAGCTATGTGGACATGGAGGACCAATATTTCGACGCGCTGAACCGTGCGACGTACACCCTATATCTTTTCGCGAGCGGGGCAACTCCGAACTCGGGGCACGCTTTTCGTCGTTGTTTTTTTATGAACGCGGCGCCCGGGGCCGGGGGCACCGGCCTACATTTTGGTGGAACGGACACCTCAACTGGCGATACTGGCGATTATCTTTTTGAGGATTGCGGGTACGGAAATAACCCCGTCCATGGGATGCTGATCGCCGGCGCTCATGACGTGACCGTTCGCAGGTGCAAATTCTGGGGTAATGGATTCAATGCGCCCGCAGGCGGTCACGGCCTTTCTTCGAAGTATCGACTGCAAGAATTTACAACCTCAGGCTGGACGCAATCCGGGCTTGTCTGGTATCGCGCACTCGCGGCCTACCAAACGGACGTTTATTACGTGATTAGCGGGGTGAATGGCTACGGCCGCCTGGTGAAGAATACCGTCACCCCTGCCACCCCAGCGGCGGGAGAGTTTGGGGTCGCGGGTGGAAATCTGTACGTCAATCTGAACTCAGTCACTAACCCGGCAACGCAAAATGTGCGGTATTTCTGGGGTCGCTGTTATAACCTTTTGATTGAAGATAACGAGGCCTGGGAAAACATCAATGATCCTATCTCGCCTTTTGTCGAAGGGCATGGCATTGCTCTGGATAATTGTGCGGACGATTCGACCGTGCGCAGGAATAAATGCTGGCGGAACGGCGGCGCGGGGATCTCTTGCAATCTGGGAGACAGAAATCTTTTAGAGGCAAATATTGCGTACGAAAATCAGGCTTCCGGAGTCGTCATGGCTTCCGCGCACGGCATCTTGGTGTACCACAACACCCTGACAAATAATAATCTGGGACCATCAGGGATTCGCAACAATGGAGAGATAACTGCCTTCCCGAATTGCAAGAACGGGGAAGTAACGAACAATATTCTTAAAGGACGCGGGCAATATGGAGTGGACATTTTCCCAGACGTCACAGGCTTTACCGGAGATACGAACTGCATTCATGGATATGACAGTGCGGATCGTGCGTCCATCTTGACCAACACGATAATCGCTGATCCGCTGCTAGATTCGAATTTCCGGCCGCGCTCCCCCCGCCTTATTCGCTCCGGAAGACATCTTGGAAGAAAAGACTTCAACGGCAAGCGATTCTACAACCCCCCGAATATCGGGGCGGTGGATGACGTGACGCCAATGCCGCGCTATTTGATGACATACAATGGCCGATAGGCAGGTTCAAGCCGCCATCAAGCGCGCCACCGTTACCGCGCAACGCTCCATGGACAGGCTCGATGCTGATGCGCTGCGGGAACTTCAGCAACTCTATCAGCAGGCTGCCGCCGATCTGCGCACGCGCATTGCAGCAGCTGGTGGAGGAGATGGAAACATTGCCCTGGCCCAGCTGCAGGACGTGTTGACGCAGGTGAATGAACGGCTGAGGTCTTTGGCATCCGCGCGCCATGCGTTGCTTGATAATGGGCTTGAGAATGCGGCGCGCTTCGGTACCGCGCCATTGACCGCTGCCGGCGCCGGGGTGCAGTCGGAGGCGATGTTGAGTTCAGCCGCGGCAATGCGAATATCAGACGAGGCGCTGCGTTTCGTGCGCACTTTCATAGCCGAGGATGGCCTGCAGTTGTCCGATCGGATATGGAGGCTCGATCGCCATGCGCGCGACGTAGTGATCAACGCAATTGAAATGGCAGTCATCGAGGGCCATGGTGCAGTGCAGGCCGCACGTGAGCTGCTGATGCGGGGACAGTCGGTGCCGATGGAACTCGCCGATAAAATGAAGGCCGCCGAGGGCGCCCGCATCGGTAAAACGGTTGCGAGCGTGCTGACCGGCACCGGCAGCCCGATGGATAACGCCATGCGCTTGATGCGCACCGAGATCAACCGGGCCCACGGCGAAGCCTACATCGCCGGAGCATTAGATCATCCCGACACTGCCGGGGTGCGCTTCCTGTTATCCCCAGCACATCCTGAACCTGATATCTGCGACTTGCATGCCACCGCCAATCTGTACGGACTGGGACCGGGGGTTTATCCGAGCCGGGAAAAATGCCCATGGCCAGCCCATCCAAATACGCTCTCCTACGTGGAAATCGTATTCAAGGATGAAATCACGGAGGCGGACCGGGCAGGCAAGGAAACGATGGAGCAGGCGCTGGCACGGCTGACCCCCGAGCAGCGCAAGGGGGTATTGGGCGCCAACAAGGCCAAGGCATTCGAGGCTGGAATTCGAGGGCGTGCCAAGCAGGGAGCAGTCATTGCCGCCGCGTACGAGACCGCAAAAGCTGGAGGCAGGCATAACGGATGGTATAAAAGCTATCGCCAGCAAGGCGAGAGGCAACTGCTGAAGGGGATACGCAAAATCGAAAAACAGATTTCAGCCCATGAAAACTGGATTGCAAATCCACTGTCCAAGGCACAGAATTACAATGATATGGATCCGCGTGAGCGGGACGGGCTGATAGAAGGATGGAGGGAAGATATCCGGCGTCAGCGGGAACACATCGATATCCTGCGTGGTATTCTGGAGGAGCGAAAGAATGAGTGAAGAGTCCAGGCTGGCACATGACTATGCCTCGATAGCGAACGCCATGATCCGGGTGGCGAAGACGCGCGGGCTGGAAGACCGGGGAGGAGATCACGGCCTTGCCTGCTATCAGTTACTTGAGACAGCAATTTCGGAGGCGGACGTGTGGGACGTGCCGCTTGCGGAAATTGGATTGGAAGGATTCGACACGAATGTCCTGCTGAGCCGCAAGAAACCTGGGCACCAGGCGACCAGCGGCAAGCTTTCCCCCACGGCACCCCGCGTAACGGCTGATTGGCAACATTACTGGTCGATCATCTACAACATGGTCTATGTCGCGAAGGAGCGCGGCCTGGGGAAGCCGGGAAGCGGCTACGCACTCGCCTGCCACCAGGTGCTGGCTGCCGCGATATCACAGGCTAAGGCACTCAAGGTGCCGCTTGCCGAAATCGAATTGGAGGGATTCGATACAGGCGACCCCTTCGGCGTGCGCAAGGCGCTCCTTCACGAACCCGCCTGATCCCACTTCAATCGCCAAAAAGCCCGCTCGAGGCGGGCTTTTTTATTGCCCATACCATCCACATTTTCTGTGGATAACCCTGTGAACGCCCTGTTAGCGCCATCTCTATCTCCTTGCTGCTTCAGCTATAGCAGGCATTGGTGCATTTACGTGCCGTGATCCTCCCTGTTTATGTCTTGAGCTTTACCCGATTATCCCGATCAGTCCACCGCGGGTAATCAGCAGCTGGCTCGCTCGCCCTTCCTCTGATCGCCCGCGGCACGGACCCCAACGGAGGTCATCATGCTATCGCTGCGAATCATCCGATTGTCGGAAAACCAAACCGGGACAGTGAGATTCCTGTCCGGACTCCATGTGACGCTGGAGGAAGGGAAAAAGACGAGCTGGGTGACTGTGACTCGCACCGGCACATTCAGCGACTCCCGCTATGGCCAGTTCGAGATCAGCCGCCATATGCTCGGGCAGATTGTCGAGAACTTCGATAAGCGCGTATATGGGCAGGACATCTTCTACGATGTTTCCCACAAACCCGACAATGGCGCTGCGGGCAAGGTATTGCAGCTGAAGCTGGAAGGCGACAGATTGCGTGCCCAGGTGGAATGGACTCCCTATGGCATCGATGCCATCAAGAACAAGGGCTACGCCTACAGCTCGATCGAGTACAACGAAAATTTCCAGGACAACGAGAGCGGACAAAAGCACGGCGCCGTGATGATGGGTGCCGGACTGGTGACGCGCCCGGTGGTCAAGCGGCTCGATCCTATCCAACTATCCGAAGCCAGCGATGGGGATGTTCCCACGCTGATTCATCCCGAATTGCAATCCACTTTATTACAGGAGATTCAAGTCATGCATAAGAAATTATCCGAAATTCTGAGTGCGGCGCTCGCCGCCATCGTGGCGCTTTCCGAGCCGATGCGCGTTCAGTTGCTCACCGCATTCGAGACAGCCGTGCAGCCCGTGACCGATGAGGTCAAGGCGAAGCTGTTGATGGATGCCTTCGCGGAATCGGGCAAGAAGCTCGGCGAGCAGATCGACGCCGCCCGCGCAGCCGGGGAGAAGGATATCAAGCTATCGATCGAAGTTCCGAATCTTGCGGGAGGATTGATCGCCGATGATGTGAGAAAACTCATGGCGGATGAGACTGCGCGCCAGGCGGAAGAATCCAGGAAGTTTTCCGAGAAACGCGCCTGCAACGTCAAGCTGCTGACCGATACGATCAACGCCGCCACGTCCTTGGATGAGGGCACGAGGAAAGAGCTGGCAGAAACTGCGATGGACCTGATTACCGCGGAAATGACAGCGGATCAGGTGAAGAAGCTGGCTGAATTGCAGATCTCCCAAGGAAATCATATTGCCGCAGCCAAAAAGCTGGCTGGCATGGGTTTCCAGTGGCCCGCCGGCAGAGTGCATATCGCTGTGGATTCCGGCAATGAGGTCAAGGCCCTGCAGGAGTCGGCAGACAAGCGTCTCGGCCTGTCAGGCATGCCGGCCGCGCGGCGGTTCTCCAATACCGGTGGTCAGCTGCAGGCGGTGAACAAGGATTTTGCCGAAAAGGTTCTGGCGGAGTTCGACGTCGCAAACGGCGCGCAATTGCATGCGGAGCATAAATTGCTGGCGGCCGGGGATGGAGTCGTTTCCGACGTCGCGGTTCCGGCAATTTTCGAGCGCA